GAATAATCTGAATATCTGTTCTTCCGCCAGTTCCAGGTTCTTGGCCTTCTCTGACAGTTTGGCGTCCAGCATCAGGAACTCTGATTGCATGGCCACACCTGACATCTGTCTGGTCTCGATGGCCCTTATGGACCCCATGTGAGCCATCCTGTCGATTGACTTCACGGTCTCTTCCATGGTCCTTAATATGGCCTCAAGATTACCACCTGATGGTTGCAAAAGATATGGACGGAGTTGGGGGTCCAGTTCCTCTGGCATGTCGATTATGGCACCGGCTCCCGCCTGTGCTGACACTGATCGTGTCTTGACCAGGCTTGGGTGATTGGTCAGTGAAATGAGTTGTTCCGCCTCTGAATAACAGTTGCCCAGGAACCTCTGTGCCTGTGCTATGGAGTCGATGTCTGACACACCGATGCCCTTGATGGGTCCACGGTTGGCGTAGGCCCACACCGCTGGAACCTTGCCCAGTAGGTTGGGTTTGGACTCAACGATCTTCATTGGCTCCTTGGCGTCATTGCCGTTGTATGAATATAGTTCTATGGCGTCTGGCGTCCACTTACGGATGTAGAACTCACCCTGTCTCTGGTAAGGTCTCTCGTCCTGTTCCAACAGCATCAGTTCCGCCAACTCGTAGTGTCCATTGGGTTGTCTGATGAATCTCCAGTTGAGGATGTTCTCTGGCGTGTATATGGTCACGTAAGGCCTGATGCCCTGTGCCAGTTCTTCCGCCCTGGTGCCCACCACTGTCTCTGGACGATCCACTAAGATGCAGACATGTCCGTAGATCGAGCTCTGTATGTTGACCTCACGCATGAATGAGTCCCAACTCCTGCCATCCATGTCACAGTCCTTCATGAACTGCTCCAGTTCTGGTGTGTCTTCTAGGTTGCCGAATTCCCGCTTAGGTGATTGCCTGTATAGGAATGAGTTGTATGTGTGTATTATAGATCGGCAGTGATTGTCTTCAGCCGCGTGTGATAGTCTGGTTAGGTATTCGCCCTCGTTCTCGTATTGGTATCTCTTTAGATACATGCCCCTCTTGTATTCAGCACCACCCAGGTATGATCGCTTGAGGAACTTCCAGTGGTTGATATACATGTCATAGTCCCTGTGGACCGGTAATGAAATGGTCTTGCCTGATGAGTCCGTGAATGATGTGCTTGTTAAACCGTAGATGTCCTGTGCCATTATCTGATTGCTCCTATCTTGATTCCAAATCTCTCTGGTGCCTGTTGCTCATATGCCGTCTTGATTGGGTATAAGAATGATATGAGATATCCTAATGCGTCATTCATATGGTCAAATCCCTGTGTCTTGTCTGGCAACACGGTTCCCTCTTTGTATGTGTGTTTGCTGATACTATTTAACAGATTTTTACACTTGGGGTGTATGAACACCTGTCGCTCTCCAGAGGCTGAACACAACTTGGCGTTGACGGAATTGATCCTGTCCCTGACCGCCATGTGCCTTGGGGGCACCTTGCATATGAAACCCGAATTCATGAGAATGCTTAGATCAGTTTTACCACCCGCTGATGTTTTACGTTGTCTTGAAGCGGGATCTGGATAACAGAATATCTTCTTGCCAGGATAACGCCTGTGTATCTCCTGACACAGTTCATCAGTGTTGGAACTCCATATCTGTATCTCGTCAAAGATGTAGATGATTCCATTGTCTATATAACTCACAACAGCACACATGGGGTCCAAGTTGAAATCGCACGAGATGTGGATGATGTTGGTGTCAAGTGGCACATCAAAATGTCTCACGTTCTCGCTCATTGAGAAACCGTAGTAGATTATGCCCGAATACGTCTCCCACGTGGCCTGGTATTCCTGCCTGAACGTCTTGGCGTCTAGATCCCTCTTGGCCTGTTCGATCTCTCCCTCATCAACGAAACCACCATCAATGGTGGTGAACAGATAACTGTTCCAGTCCGTCTCGGTTGGGTCCTGTCCACGTTGGTATAGGTCATGGAACCAGTTCATGCCCTTGGGTGTGCCAGCGAACAATGCCAACCCTTTTGTGTCTGACAGTGTAGGTCTGAGTGTGGCGGACCAAGATACTTCATTTATATCAGCACATTCATCCATTACTAAAAAATCTATACCTACTCCTCTTAAAGAGTCTGGATTGTCAGCACCCCTGAGGCAGATCCTTGACTTGTTCTTGAGTTCTATGGTGAGTTCAGCCTCGTTGACCTTCTTGATCCAACGCAGGTCTTTCAGTATCTCTTTGAGTTTGACCCAGGCTATCTGTTTGGCCTGTCGGTATGATGGTGCCACATACCAACACACACGTCCAGGTATCCTGGCGTGGTAGCAAAGTTCCCTGATTGCCAAAGTGGTCTTGCCAAATCTCCTGCCAGTGACCAACACCCTGAATCGTGCCTGGTCATCCGCTACCTTGCGTTGCGGTGTCGATAGTTTCATATAATCTTAGTTATAGACGCTCTAGTATGATGTCAAAAATTGCCGAGGCGCCCGTGGTGGCTCCCGCCTTGACCCTGACCTCGAAGTCTGTCTTCTCTGGGAACGCCAATGGCACTGGGTATTCACATGTGACCGGTGTGCCCGATGAACCATACACTCCCTGGACCCTGAACGCACCATTGAAAGGTCTGGCCACGCCTTGGAATACTGTATCTTTGACCTTTTCCAATGAACCTTGGAACTTGAGGATGTAGGCCCTGTGTCCTGCCGGCACGGTGTAGACAGCCATAAGGGTCTGTCCATTACCAGCCAATATCTTGGCTATGGTGGTGTCAGTGGAATCTGCTTGTGTGTGGACCAGATCTATGTTTCCAACGTTAGTGGTCTGTCCCGATGCTGGTGTTTTCACGAATGCCCTGAAAACCCTGATGAAAGTCTTGTCGCCCCTGGCTCCCGCCACGGTGATGTCCTCTTCTGCTAGATTGTAATCTTGATCAAGTCCTTTGACGGTTATGATGGCCCCGGTGTCACTGCCTGATGATGAGGTTATCTGCACCGTGCCAGCGGTGGCTGGATATGTGTATAGGTTGTTGCCATCCCACACGGTCTGGAACGTGGCTCCCACTGATGATGAGAAGCCGAACTTGTTCACGTGTGAGAGGTCATTCTTGAAATCGCCCCTGGCTATTCCTATGTTCCTCGCTATGTCGTTGTTTGGATGTCTAAGATCTTTGATTGATGGCATTCGCTATCCTCCTATAAAAATCTATTTGTCTTCCCACGGTAATGGTGCGTTGGACTCTTCGTCAGTTGGTGAATCCTGTTGGCCCAACCAATTTTTTCCCAAAAACATAAGCATCCTGGCGTCGCCAGCCAATGCCTTCTCGAACTGTGCCCGTCTCAGGCTCTTCTTACCTTCAGCCCTGCCCTTGTCTATGAGGTTCTTGAATCTCTTCTGTAGTGTTGTGACCGATGTGCCCACACAGTCCGCTATCTCCTCGTAGGTGCAGTGCATCGAGGCCAGTTTGAAGATCAGGTCATGATCTAACTTGTATGATTTCTTCTGTGCGTCCATTATAGGTGTTTCTCCCCTACCACTATCCTGAATCTCCTCACGTCGGTGTCCCCACCGCCAGTGGTTATGGTCACGTCCACGTTGTAGACGTTGCCCGCGGTGCCTCCCTCGAGCCTCACTGATACCACGGCACCCGCGGTGGTCACGTCAGTGGCCGCGTCCGTTGGTAGTTGTAATGGGCTGGCGTCGCCCGTGATTGATTCTATGCTGACCGATGCGGTGGCGATGTTGTCTCCTGAATTGAGATAGTCCGACCAGTCTATGCCGTATTGAATGTTGGCGTTGGGGTGCTTCTCGATGTATGCCCCTTGGTTGTCTCTCTTGAATCCTGTTAAGTTGGCCATTAAGTCTCCTGTCTTACCCTAGGGATTGATGATCTATCAGTGAAACCAGGCCTCATTATCTTGAAGTTCCTTGTTTCCTGCTTCACTTTGATCGCCCTCGTTTCCGTGATAACTTTATTTACACGAGTTTCCCCAAGAACTTCAATGATGTTATTTTCTATCGGCACCACCAGGGTCCTGATCTCCTGTGGCACCTTGATGGTGTTGAATGGATCTGGCAGTGTTATCAGCCTTCCCACCGCCAAATTGCTGTAGAAAGCGGATAGCGAGGTTGATCCTGATGCGATGTTGTAGTTGGCCTGTGTGGATTGCGTGAAAATGGAATCTATGCTCTTGGTGATTTCATAGACCGCGGTCGCGTTGCCTGATAACGTGATCCTGCCCGTGTATTCAACCACAGTTGACCTGCTGGTGAAGTTGGCGTTGGCGGACATGGTGTTGATGGCCGTGAACTGCTGTGCCTGTCCTGACACCACGATGTCTCTGAACCTTGTGACTGAACCGGCCTGTGCGAACGCGGCCGTGATGGTCTGTGGCGTGCCAGTGGTGTAGTTGGCGTTGACGGACATGCTTGACACCGAAGGTGGTGTGACCGAACTGGTCCTTATCCTGTCCAAGGTCAGTGTTGAGTTGGCGAACGCCGTGATGGAGACCGTGGCCTTGGCCAGGTAGCCACCCAGGGCCTTGGTGAATGTGGATCTTATGAATACGTCATCCAGGTAGTCCCAGGAGTAGTCATCCAGGTCATTCCAATCCCTGTCGATGTATTCGGATTCAGCGAACGTGTTCCACGTGGCGTCCGGCATGTGACCGATCGTGGTCACCACCGCCCTCAGGAACCTAGGTGAGAACGCCCTTACCTGCGGCAGGATAGCCAGTGAAAGGTCGATGGCGTCACAGGCGACAGTGCTGATTACATCAAGTCGTGGTGTCTCGGCCGCACCACGTAGCCTGGTGCAAGTGACCGACATCGAGAACACGCTGTCCGATGATGAGCTGGTGCTGAACACCGTGCCCTCGGCCTGTATGGTGAACGTGCTGACCAGGTCCTGTGCGTTAAGGACGTAGTCGGCCTCGAAATAGGTCTGTGGTGTGGCGTAGTCCCCGAAGCTGGTGTGATGCGGTGTGGCGTAGTCTTCCGGATTGGCATATCCCGGAAGTAGATACACCTCCGGTTCAATACCTATGCCCTTGATAGCCATTGGCTGTTCTCCCCGTTAGGATTACGCCAGACTGATCTGTAGGTTGGTGTCTGATATCTGGAATGTGTCCCCGTTCAGGATCTCTTTTGGATTGTCCAGTTGTCCATAGAACAACACGTTGCCTGCCGTGCTGGCGTCCATCACCGCGATACAGGTCACTGTTGATCCTGAGGTAGCCGTGTTGTCGTAGTTGCCAGTCGCGGTTGGGAACGTGACGTTGCCCGAGTTGGTGGCAGATCCACCCGCCGCCGCGTTGAAGTTCACCGCCGTCCTGGTGTAGGCGTTGCCGGTGATCTCGTAGTAGCCCCAGTTTCCGGCTGTGGTGTTTGAATCACCCGCTTCCAGTGCCGCCAACACGTCTGACGCCGTTCCTGAGAACAGTGCGATGAACAGTGTGGCTGGTGATGTGAAATCCCTGGCACCCTCGCCGAGGATGTGATCTAGGATCTCGTTTTCTAAGTAGTTTGATGCCGCTGACATAATTTTGTCTCCTTGGTTGTAATATTACAGTGATATTTATTGCTAAGGTGCCGCAGATATGGCACCAGCTCCTGAAACGCCAGCCTGCCAACTCAAGGTTTCGGATTGGTCGAAGATGTTGTCCTCTGATCCTGATATGCTGTAGGTGTCAGTTCTAGAGGCGAACGCTGTGCCTTTTATCAGCGTGGCGTTGGCGTTGCCATAGTCCATCTCACACCAGATCATGGGATACGGGAACGCGGTGGCGGTATCCTCTCCTGGTCCACCAGTGGGTGGCGTCCAGGTGCCATCCATCCTGCCAGACGTGCCTGGATCATAGAAACGGGGATAGAAGTCACCGGTGTCACCACCTATGCCACCCGCTTGCCATATGCCCAGGTGACAGATGTCATACTCACCAGCCAGTGATTGATAACTGACCTGTGTGGTCACCCCCACCTGTGTCTGTATCCTGCGGCCACCTATGCCAATGGCGCCATATCCCTTGCCTTGTAAGCTACCCGATCCCGTCTCGGTCACGGTGTCCCATCCTATGTTCCTGCCATCAACGTAGAGTTGACTGCTGGTGGTCCTGTTCATGGTGGCGAACACGTGATGCCATCCCGCGTTCTGCTTGTTGATGTCGTAGGCACGTGAGAATGAACGACTGTTGTTGTTTGGAAAATTGCTTATGGTGTCACTCATTGATATCGCTGTCTCCGTGACGTTGAAACTGAAGCTGTCGTTGTTGTTTGGTCCCAGTCCCACCAGGTAGCCGGGGTTGTAGAGTGACAGGATGTTGCCACCCCCACCCGCAGGTATCCGGATCCAGAAACTGATCACGAAAGGGAATCCTCCCCGTAGCCATCTCCCGGTGTCTCCGGTGTTAGGCCTGAATATGGGTCCTGAATCATTCTGCATGGGTCCTTCGACCAATGACCCGCCATCATCGGGCCACCTGGGCGTGAGCACGTAGCCCATCCTGTTGGCGGGCTTCCTGATGCCAGCGGAGTTGAAGTTGGGCAGGGCCACGTCGAATGGCACGCCACCCTGTAGTTTCTGTATGCCCAAGGTCATTACGTGAAATCTCGGAGTATTGAGCCCAGCAGGTTGGTGCCGTCGTAGAATATGTTGATGATGTCGATGTCACCCGCACCCGTTGACAGAGATGTGACCACGCCAGTGGGGAACTTGACCGAACTGAATGTGCCGGTCCTGTTGCCCGTGCCGTCCTGCGTGACTATGATGCTCACGCTCTGTCCGGTGGTCATGTTGGATATGGTGAAAGTGGCGTTGTGTGCCAAGGTCACAGTGTGGACCGATGCGGTGTTGGCGTCAACCGTTATGGAGGTGTCACTGGTCAGTGAGTTGACCTTCTCCTTGTAGCCCTTGTTGATGTTGATCTGTGAACCCGTGATGGTTATGTCACCGGTGTCATCTGTGAAGTAGTCTATGATGTCATTGACGTTGTCAACGTTCTGTTTTATCTCTGGTCTCGCCAGTCGTGGTTTATCGGTGCCAGAATCCAGGTGATTGGTGGTGGCCTTGGTGGCTGATGGCCAAGTGGTCATTGCGGTGTCCTCCTAATAAGCAATATTTAACTGAATGCTATTGTTTGGTGGGCTGTTCCGCTGTCGCCGTGGTCTGTTTTGGTTCCTGTGTCTGGATCTCTTGTATCAGTTTCTGATGCAGTTGTCCGATAGCGGTCATCTCCGCGGCACCGAACAGGCCCCTCCTGGAGGCCACGTCTATCAACTGTGCAAGGATCTTTAGATCGTTTAAGTTCAACATACGGTTATTATATAATGGATCTTTGTCCTAGGTCAACCTTATTCTGACTCTATGAACGTTTCACCTGTGATCTCTTCCAGTCTACGGATCATTCGCTCCATGTTGACCCGCACCTTCTTGCCGGTCTTGATGTTTTCTGACCAATACTGCCACTCACCCGCTTCGTTGTGCGGTGATATCTGTGTGACGTTGCCGGCCTCGTCCCTGACGAACACCTCTGAACTTGAACTGACATCCTTGGCGTAGATGTGTGCGGAATCCGTCACACCTGATGGGTCCGATGCCTGGTTCGCAAGTATCACAGCACCAAACCTTGACAACACGTTGGCCGAGTCCCAGAACGCATACCTGTTGGTGGCGTCTGATCCGGTGTAGTAGAAACCGTAGTTGTTGGTGATGGTGGCCGCACCCGTGCTGTCCTCATACTCGTAGTGGTCAGCATAGAAGTTGTAGCCATTGGTGACGGTGACGTCACCGGTGCCGTTGTGATCTACATCTATAGATCCTTGGATAGCGATCGCGTTGTTTATGGTCAGGTCCTGTGAGGGTGAGTCATAGTCGGCACAGCCGGTGGCGATCTGGGCCGCCTTGACCGTGGCCAGCGTTGATGCCGTGGTGGCCGAGCTGTTGTTGACCGTGCCCGACGCGAACAGTCCCACCGGTCCCCTCGACAATGCGGCCACGGTGTAGTCATAGCCGGCCATGTCGGTCTGGCTGGAGAATATACAGCTCCTAGGCCTGAAGTTGGAGTTGGTGCTGGAACTGGCGGTCAGCGTGTTGCCCATGTGTATGGCATGACCATACTCCCTGCCGGTCAGCGTGTCCGGGTTGGTGGTCAACTCGTGTGACAGCACCACGCCCTTGACATTTGCGGGACTGAAGTGATACTTGGGATATAGACTGCCCGAATCCTCTATGCGGGTGCCATCGGTGGATATGGTGATCCGGCCGGTGCCGCTGGAGTTGATGATTAGGTCATCATTGGATCTGTTGGTGCTGATCACGTTGTCAGTGATCGAGACCCCCTGTGTCTGTATGTCACCAAACACTGACAGTGAGTTGGTTGCGTCATAGAACGCATACTTGTTGGTGCCCGCCAGTGCCGACACGTGATAACCATACGAATTGGTTATGCTACCGGTGCCTGGTCCGTATATGTCAGAATAGTATGTGAACCCATATGCGTTGGTGATGGTGTTGGTGCGACCGCTCTCGGTCTCTAACTCAATGGTGGACCTGATGCCCGCGGCGTTGGTGATGTTGATGTCACCGGAACTGTTTCCCCCCTGAACATATATGCCGCCATTTGCACCCACTGCCACTCCCAGCGTGGAAGTGGTCGCACTGGAGTTCCTCACACCCGATTGGAAATCCGCTCCCCTGGTGCCACCTGACAAACCGGTGTTGGTGCTACTTGAACCATTCATGTCCATCATCGCACCACCCAGGTAGTTCCTGAATCGCATGTTGCTGTTGCTGGTGTTGATGCCCGAGGCCATTTTCCATTCAGACAGCAGTGAGTGGCTGTATCTGCGACCGGCCGAGGTGGTGATCTCTGGCACGTCCTCCTCCCTGTAGAGCAGGCTAACACCATGAATGTTGTCCACGGCGTCAGCACCATAGTTGTATCTGTTGTCAATCATCGATGATGTGGAGAAGTTGCCTGTGGTGCTGAGGTTGATCTGTCCGGTTCCATTGGAACCTATGCCCAGCGTGTCATTTGACCTGTTGGTCGTTATTAAATTGTCCGTTATTGAAACCCCTTGTGTCTGTATGTCACCGAACACTGACAGTGAGTTTGATGCGTCATAGAACGCGTAGTTTGTGCCAACACCCCCCGTTGATGAAGCCACGTAGTAACCGTATGAATTGGTTATGGTTCCACCCCCACCGTCGTTGCCGGGCTGTGCGTGATACAGATAATGATTGGTTATGGTGTCATTGGTGTCAACATAAGCATTTGACGAGAAACCCTTGGCATTGGTGAAAGTGAAGTTGCCGGTGCCACCCGCTGAATATATTTCCATGGTTGACGACACACCCACCGGTGCGGTGATTGTGACATCACCTTCCGCATATCCAGATTCACCCCAAGCGGAAACGAAGAATTGCCCAGCGTTGGCTGTGTAGAGTGTGCTGGCAGTGGCACTGCTGTTGACCGTGTTGGTGCCAAAAGTTGCGGCCTTTGGACCCCTCGATAATGAGGCCTGTGTGAAACTGTAGCCGGCCATGTCCAGGCTGTTGGCCAGGTTCAGCGTCCTCTGTCTGAAATTTGAGTTGCTGGTGCTGGATCCCGACAGAGTGGTGCCCTGTGAGATACCCAACACGTATTGACGTGTCGCACTGTTGGCATCAACCGTCCTGCTGGCACTGACACCCATGGTGAATCCCTCCAGGTTTGGATCACCGTAGTATGAACTGTAGAGTGGGTTGCTCCAGAAGTCCGAACCGTCCGTGGATATACCAATACGTCCCGTGCCGTTGGCTGACAGACGCAGGTCATCGTTGGACCTGTTGGTTGAAATTGTGTTGTCCGTGATCGTGACACCGTCCAACGCGGCCGAGCCGGTCAGGGATAGTGTTGTGCCATCGAATGTTAAATTTGCCTCTCCGTCCAGTTCCGTGGTGGTTGATCCGATTGAGACCAATCTGTTCTCTGCCTGGTTGTTGAGTGCTGTTATGGTTCCACCGCCTCCACCTGATGCCGTGATCGTTAATGTGTCCCCCGACATGGCGGTGGTGATGCCAGTGCCACCCGCTATCTTGACGGTCTCGCCGTCTGATATGAGTGTGCCCGTGGAGTCGTCACCAACGAACGTGAGTCCGGTGGCCGAACCGCCACCTCCCACCGAATCTGCGTAGGCTTTCACAGCCGCTGATGTTGGGATCGTGGTGTCGTTGTCGTTTGATCCTATGCCCTCCGCGGCAGTGACCAGGGTGCCAGCGGCTATGTCCGCTGTCTCTATGTTTGAAATGCTGTTGCCAGTGCCATTGGCGTCGAAAGTTTTGTTGGTCAATGTGTCCGTTGAACTGGCAGTGATGCCAGAACCCGTCACGGTCAATGTGTCGCCACTCAAAGCCGTGGACACTGTGCCAGAGCCTGCAATGGTTATGGTCTTGTCGTGTGTGACCTGTAATACTGTTGATGAGTCATCAGCGATGCCGAATGAACTGTCCCTGAGGTTGATCAGGTTGGAGTCCATCTCCGCGTGTGTTAGGGCTGATGCTTTGTTTAGGTTGTCTTCTGTGACTGTTGATGTGGTGGCCGATCTGGTGACCAGTTTTGCTTTTGCCATGGGATCTAGTTCTCCTTGGTTGATTTAGTGTAGATATTTATTATTACACGTTGTAGTAGGGTATTTGATATTCAGTGCCGTTTATCTTAACCTTGACGTATCCAACAGGATTGGCCGTGAGAGCCGATGCCCCACCATTTGAACCTATGGTAGTGGATGTGGGCAGTTTCAGATCTATGGTGCCTGTGCCCGAGCATTCTAGTTCCAGGTCCTCGTTGGATTGATTGGTGTAGATCTTGTTGTCCTTGAAGAACACGTTGTCCAGTCTCGCGGTGCCAAACACATTGAAAACTTCTGTGCCTTGTCCCTCGAATTTCGCGGATGACCAATTGTATGCTATGTCCGAGTCATTTATAGTCACCATACCAACACCATTCGTGGTGCCCCTGTCCGCATATGTCTCTATGTGTAGCAGACCGTGTGTGTTGTTTGGATATTGGTTAGCGTGGAACATTATGTTCTGTGTGTCATTGCCACCTTTGTTGAAACGGGTGAACAGCTCACCGATGTGTAATGAATTTCCCGATCCTATGGTGTCCGATGTGTCAAAACTGATCTCCGCCGCCCCTTTGATCCATACGCCGGCCTGTGCGCCACCCTCTACCTTGACATAACTCCTATTGGTGACGTCAACGTCAAGTCCCAGTATGTGGATGTCATTGCCAGCGGCCTCCGGTCTGATCACGTCCACTTCCAGATCACCAGTGATCCTGTGATTGCCACTACTGACCAGATCACCCGAGCCTGAAGTGGCCAGGGTCAGGTCCGCGTTCGAGGGTGCGGTTATTGTGGAACCCACGGCTGTGAGATCACCAAAGGTGGTTAGACTGGTGCTACTGAATGATAGATTGCCCGCACCATCAGTGATCAGGAACTGTCCGTTCGTGCCATCTGCGGTGGGCCAGTTGAGCCCATCTAATATGATCTTGCCCGTGCCGTTGGGTGTTATGGGAATGTTCTGATTTGAGTTTGAAATTATGCTGTTGCCGTCCATATCAAGATTGGCACCCATTTCTGTGCCTCCACCTTGTAGATATATTTTTCCTGATGGTGATGATATCGTGATGTTCCTGCCATCTCCCACTGATCCGATCAGTATCCTGCTGGCGGCGGTGTTGAAATTGTTTGTGGATAACTGTATGCCAAAGTCTCCAGTGGTGGTTATCTCCCCAAACTGAGTTGGCGATGAGTTCTGTGTTATCTTGAGTCCATTGTATCCATCCGCTACGATGTTGCCAGTGCCTGATGCCTGTAGTGTTAGATCTGCGTTGCTGGGTGATTGTAGCGTTGATCCCGTCGCTGTTAGATCTCCCAGACTGGCACCTCCCGTGATTGACACCGTGTTGCCTGACACCGAAGCACCCGAGAACGTTATGGTCTCCCCGGCTTCTATGTCAGTTGATGTGGTGCCATCTGATATGGCGAATGATTGGTCCCTTAGGTTGAAGAAATTTGAGTCCGCTTCCGCGAATGACAGTTCAGAACCCTTGTTGAGGTTGTCTGCGGCGACGTTTGATGTTGTTCGTTCTCTGGTGGTGAGCTTGGCTTTGGCTGGCATTGGATCTAGTTCTCCTTTTTTTCTTTATTTAACGGTGATCACTATCTGGCCCCGACCTTCATCACAGGACATCAGCAGGTTCCAGTATTCGTGGTCGTGTTGATCCAACAACGCCCGATTCTGCACCTGCACCACGGCGGCGATCTGCCATCCTCGATTGGGGTCATAGAATTGCTTCTTGGTCACGACCTCTCCTGGCCAATACATACGCATCAGTTGGTCCGTGTTGGTGCGGATCGTGGTCTGGTGATCAAATGTTATGGTCTTCACGCACGATCTCCAGGTGGTCTATCTGATCACAGTCGAAGTAGATCTCGTCCCGCTCGTAGTTCTTCCTCAGCACGCCGATGCCGGTCAGGGTCTCGCCCTCGGCCAGTATGTGGGTGATGGTGGGCCACCCCACCTTGTCATAGTTCTCCATTTGGCTGTCCACGAATGAACGGCCGGACTGTGGGTTGTCGGGTTCATAGATGCTCACAGACACCTCCCTGTATTTGCTACCTGGGTTGCTGGCGCTGATCCGCTCACCGGATATGCCGGTGAGATACACCCTGGCGGCGGGATCATACACCGGATCCTTCTTCCTCTTCACCATCACTGCATCCTCCCTGGGGGTCGCTCAGACAGGGTGTCTATGTGTCCCATGGTGAAGTCCCTGATCATGTCCCTGGGCACACCGTTAGCCCATAGGTTGTTGATGGCCACCATCAGCACCGTCATGTAGAGCTCGTGCGTGCCTCCACCGGTTATGGACTCCATCTTGGTCTCTATCTCCCGTTGTAGCCGCTGGATGGTTTCCAGTTGTTGTTGTATCTTGCTGTTCATTGTGTCTCCTTGTGTTGCTTGGTTTGTTGTCGTGATATCTGGTTCCTACGGCGTGTGCGTGTGATCTGCTCACGCCTCAGCCTCTCCGG